CTAATAATGGACAAATTCATATGGGTGCCATGGGAACTTCAAACACTGCTTATCCTCCAGTTAACTCATCAATTGGCGCAAATAATTCATTATTTCTCGCTGATATTAAAAAGATTAAAGTTGAAATAGATTCTCTTGATAAGAGTGTTGCGATTACTAATGCCATGTTAACCGCCGCTTATACTTGTGCTGGAGGTAGTACAGCAAACACACATGATATGACTTCTGCTTGGATATTGCACACGGGGAAACGTGATAAGTATTATGATTATGGAAAAATTTCATTGAAACCAGGTGTGACACCTCCTAGCGGACAAGTTATGGCAATAGTTGATTATTGGCAACACCATGGAGATGGTGCATTTATTGTAGATTCTTATACTTTTGCCATATCAGGTAATGCCGCACATACAACAAATACTGTATATACTGAGATTCCCACTTACGTAAGTTCTACTAGTGGAGAATCAATTGAATTAAAAGATATGATAGACTATCGCCCACGTAGGCATGGATATGAATCTGGTGCAGGTAATGACATTACGGCTACAGCAAATGTATTCTCTCCAAAAGTAACTCCTGCAGGTAATTTTACAGCAACAACAGATTATAATTATTACCTTCCTAGAAAAGATAAAATTATATTAACAAGAGATAGAAAACTTAAAGTTCTCAAAGGCATTTCTGCTGATGAGCCTCAGTTACCATCTGATGATGAAGATTCTATGACTTTATATTCTGTTTCAATTCCAGCCTATACTTTTGATTTAAATAATGTAATTACTCAATATATTGAACATAAAGGTTATACTATGAGTGATATAGGTGAGTTAGAAAAGAGAATAGAAAGATTGGAATATTATACAGCAATGAATTTGTTAGAAAAAGAAGCAGATGGTGTTTCAATTACTGATGCTAATGGAAATGACAGATTTAAAAATGGTATTATGGTCGATCCATTTGCTGGACATTCTATTGGAGATGTGTATGATTTAGATTATTATTGTGCAATGGATTTTAAACAAAAAGAACTGACTCCAGGATTTAATGCAGATACGTATTCTTTAGAATTTGATGATACTTCAAAAAGTAATAATTGTATTCAAAGTGGTGGTTTGGTTACATTGCCGTATGATCATACATCATTTATTGATATACCATTAACGGGTAATACAGAAAGCAAAAATTTTCAAAAATACCTTTCTGTGAATCCATTCGCAAAACAAAGTTATATTGGTTCTTTAGAACTCGACCCACCCGGTGATATTTGGTATGATTCTTCTAATCGGGCCTCTGTAGTAGTAAATTTAGAAGGTCAAAATGATGGCTTTCTTAACATTATTACTTCTAGTGGTCATGGTACAATGTGGAATTCATGGGAACGTATTTGGTCAGGACGACTACCAGAATCTTCGGAAGAAATTAAAAAGGGGTCTAGAGATTTAGGTAAAAAAGTTAAAAGTAAGCGAGAAACAACTGAAGTTTCGTTGAAAAAAACAGGAATTGCATTAAGAGCCGGAGAATTGCCTGAAAAAATTATTAAATTGGTTGGAAATAAATTAGTTGATGTTAGTATAGTCCCATATATTCGACCACAAACACTTCGCTTTGTGGCTAAAGGGCTAAAACCTAATAAAAATGTTTATGCCTTTTTCGATGGTGTAAATATAACGGCTAATGTTAAACAAGCAACATCGGCTACTCTTTCTGAAGTTAATCAAGACAATGTATTTAGAACAACTAGTGGTCATCATGAACAAATTACTATACAAGGTACGGGAACTAATGCTAGTAATACAGCAAACGTTTTATTCATAAATGATAGAACTACGGCTAACGGTTGTACTATAATGTATATTGAAGAAAGTACGGCTTTAGCATTTTCTTTATCTTCTATTGTTAAAGGAGATAAATCGGGCGCTAATGGAACAATATCTTCTACTCCTACCTCATACCAATATGCAAATACCGAACTTCAAGTAAGTGCTGAAGGAGTTGTTGCTGGAGTTATTAGTATACCTTCTAATAAATTTCTTACGGGTCCGAGATTATTAAGATTAACTGATGATGTAGATAATATCCTATCTACTACAACATCAGTCGCCGAGTCACATTTTCATGCAAGCGGTGCTACACAAACAAGAATTGATGGAATAGTTTCTACTAGACCTCCCATAACGAGGAGACAAGACCCAACAGAATTAACAATTGCAAAGTCTGCCACAGAGGCTAGACAATCTACATCAACAAATTTTGTATACCCTATGGCGCAAACATTTTTTGTTGATAAAGATAACTATCCCTTTGGTGTATTTGCTACGCGATTACATTTATATTTTTATTCTAAGGCGTCAACAACTTCTGGTTCAAAAACACCTATAACTGTATCATTAAGGCCCGTATATAATGGTAAACCAAGTTCGTCTGTTATTATTCCATTTTCAGAAGTAACAAAATGGACGGGAGGAGTAACGGCAAATATTTCAACACCAGTCCCAGCAACTACGAAAATTTCAGCAAATAATACTGTCGCAGGTGAGACTGTCGGAGAATTTGCTCCCGATTTGCGTGGAAATTCAATGACAGGAAATATGTCGAGAATAGATAAAGGTTCTAAAACAGTATTTGAATTTTCATCTCCTGTATATCTATTGCCAGGGGAATATGCATTTGTAGTACAGTCAAACGATCCAGCATATAAATTGTATGCATATGATATAGGGGCTAAACATACAGGAACTGATAGAAAAATTACAAAACCAAAGGTTGTTGGTTCGTTTTTTAAACAACATAATGCAACAGAATGGGAACCCGAACCAGCCGAAGGTTTAATGTTCAGGCTCGACCGCGCTGATTTTACTTTTGGAAAAACTGCTAATGTAAGTTATGCCAGATTTAAAAATTCTGTAAATAGTGCAATGGGTGCCACATCTAATACTAAAATTGATGTGATGAAAATCATGACTTCAGAATTAAATTTTGCAAATACATCATTTACATATAGTTATGATTCTGCGGCAAATGGCACAGCATATGCAGAAGCTACCGCTAATTATAAAGATACTATTACTAATAAAAATATATTCTTAAAACAGCAACAAGCAATACAATATATTACAAATACTACTAATACACATTATAAAAATTCGTTTACAGTCAATACAGTAATGACTACTTCTAACACTTATGTATCTCCCATACTTGATGTACATAAAATGGGAGTTGTTAATGTTGAATATCTTATCAATAATGGTTCATTAGCAAATTCAGATATAAGAATTACTAACCCAGGTACTGGATATCATGATAGTCGAGTAGGGGGAAATACTACACAATTTGCAACAGGAGATGCTATAAGTGGAAATACTTCCGTATTTACTGTTTCTTCTCCTGATATATCTGGTGGTACCACGGCAACTATAGGAGCTAATGTTCATTTAACTGGTACTGTTAATGCATTTAACCAAATGGCTGTTGTTGGTGCCGGATCTGGTTATACAAAAACTCCAACTGTCACAGTAGTTGGAGAAGGGGGTGGTTCTGCCGGTTCTGGAGCAACAGTAGAAATTGTTGGTGAAACTGGTGCCTCAGGAGGAAATAATAAAGCGCGATATATTTCAAGAAGAGTTGCACTTCAAGAAGGATTTGATGCAAAAGATTTAGTTGCTTATATTTCTGCCTATAAACCATACAATACTGATGTTCATGTATATTATAAAGTTTCTAATAAAGAAGACTCAGAAAATTTTGAAGATAGAAGTTGGGTTAAAATGACTCAAGATACTGCGGCAGATGTTTATTCTGCTGATAAAGAAGATTATAAACAATTTAAATTTGTTTCATCTGATGGTAAAATCGAATATTTAAATACGGCGGGGACAAGTTTTGAAGACTTTTCTACATTTGCTGTTAAAATTGTTTTAACAATGAATCGTAGTTCACAAAAGAATTCTATTAATGTTCCTCGCGTAAGAGATTTAAGAGCTATCGCTGTAGCAACAACATCGTAATTAAGATATGTCACAATTAATAAAAACAAATGATTCACGTTATGTTCGGGACAATTATTCAAATGCCTTGTTGGCTACAGACCGTGAAGCGTTAGAAAAAAATCTTAAACAGATTAAAACAACAAACGAATTAAAGGCTTTTTCTGAGGATATAAATATCATGAAAGAGCAAATAAAAGATTTAAGTACGTTAAAAGAAGACTGTACAGAAATAAAAAATTTATTGTTGGGGTTAACCGAGAAAAGGGATCACTAAAATGGCTATTTCACTCGCAAATGTTGAATTAACAAATACTTTTGAGATTTGGAGAACTAGAACGAATGAGGCACTTGCCACATTAAATGGTTCGACAGAAAATAATACTGCGGATAAATTGATACTACGAGATACAAATAGAAGTTTTTCAACCAATGCAATAACAGCAAATTCTATCTCGGCTAATATTTCTGCCACTAAATTAGTTACAACTGGTAATGTAACATTTTCTGGTGCAACAGTTGCCGATTTAGGTACGGTAACTACAATAAATCTTGATGGTGGTACTATTGATGGCGCTACCATAGCCACTTCTGATATTACAGTTGGTTCTGGAAAAACATTAACGGTTAGTGGAACAGTTAATTTTGCTGGCGCTACAGTAAGTGATTTAGGTAATATTACTACTGTAAATATTGATAACGGAACAATTAATGATACTACTGTTGTAATCGGAGGATCTGATACATTTACTCTAAATGGTGGTACAATGGACATTACTTCGGGGGTTGTTACCGGTGGTGCCGCTATGGCTTCTTTAGATATTAATAGTGGTACTATTGATGATTGTAATGTAACAATGAACACAACTTCAACTATTACGACAAATAGTGGAGCCGTGTTTAGTAAAGATGTTACAAACGCTAATGTTGCTATAGGTAATTTTCCTGAAGTTACGGGTTCAACAAGAACAGCAACTTCTTCAAAATCCCATCTTCATATTAGAAATGACCACGCGGCAGGAGGTACAACAGCAACAGCTAACGGAGCACTTATAACAGATAGTTTATTGATGTTAGAGGGTAATACTGCTGGAGCTACTCTTCTCGCAAATACTACTTCTAAATGTACTTTGGCATTTGGTGATTCTGCTGACGCAGATATTGGCTATATTAGTTATAATCACGCAAATGATTGTATGACTCTTGGCGCCGGAGCAGCAGTTGGATTACATATTGATGACGCTTCTGGAGGTTCTGTTATGGTTCCGGGAGCAGGGGCAACCGGTGCTTTTTCTGGTAAATTACACGTTAATGTAGGATCTTCAGATGCTACAGCTGGGATTTATATTGATTCAAATGATGCTGATAAAATAGCTCTGGATATAGCCGCCGCTCAAACAACTGAAAAGGTCGTTAATGTTACAGCATCTGCTTTAACATCAGGATCAATGCTTTATTTGGATGATACTTCTAATTCGACTACTCCAAGGAAGGGTGTTCAGATTATTCAAAATCATGCAGATGCTGTGGCTGCCCAAGCATTATATGTACAATCAGATGGTGGTACTACAGGAATAACATTAGATAAGAATTTTTCTGATGTTAGCGCTAATACAGTTAAGGGATTATATATAGATTTTGATCAAGATGCTTCATCGGGAACTGCAACTATTTCTAATATTGGAATTGATCTAGAAGTAAATGGTAACGGAGCTGGTACTCTTACCTCAACAGGTATGGATATAGATGTTGTGGGAACGGGAGACGGAACAAGTAAAACAATCGGAATGGATATTACAGTAGGAAGTGCAGATACTAATTATGCATTAATTACTTCTGGAGGTAATGTTGGTATTGGTACGGCTACTCCATCAGATACACTTACAGTAACGGGAACAATTACAGAATCTTCATATAGAGGTATTAAAGAAAATATACGAAATATAGATAATCCTTTACAGTCTGTATTGGCATTAAAAGGGGTAAAATTTGATTTTATTGAAAAAATAAGAAAAGGCGCAGAGAATCAAACAGATGTTTTAGGTCTTATCGCTGAAGATACATATGATGTATGTCCCGAACTAGTAAGTACAAATCAAAATGGTGAGCCAATAGCAATTTCATATTCTAAAATTTCTGCTCTTCTTATTGAAGCTATAAAAGAACAACAAAAAGAAATACTTGAATTAAAGAAGAAAATAAATTAATTATTATTTGGTCGATTCAGGAGAAACGGTAATTACACCTTCACAAATTCTCTCCTTTGTTACATCATCAGATTGAGTATATTCTACTCCAAATATGTAACGCCCTGGTCGAACAATAGTGGTATTTGCCGTTTGAGTCGCATTTGCGGTTATGGTTACATTAGATCCAGTAACACTTGTTGTAAATGTAAAAATATTATTTGAATTTGATGTATAGTGTGAAGTTCTCATTTTAGCAGCACAACTACCAGAACTTATTGTTACATTTGCATTATTAGCATTTTTTGCAGTAACAGTTTTTTCAAAATTACATCCTTGATCTAAAATATAGTTAATTGTCTGTTTTTTAATAGATAAAGCCACCGGAGCCCTCCAATTTAGTGTTTTCAAATCCTTCCTATTATTTATAATATTCTTCTCTTATCATCTTATATTCTTCCTAGCAGTTTAATAAATACTAAATATAATAAGAACATAGACCAGACCCCTACCAATAGGAGCATTTTAAATGAGCGCCACAAAACCTGCCAGTAGAGTAGAACTGAGAGATTACTGTAAAAGGGCCCTTGGACATCCAGTAGTAGAAATTAACGTAGATGAAGACCAACTTGATGATAGAATAGATGAAGCGTTAGAATATTGGAATGAATATCACCATGAAGGCACCGAAAAAATTTATCTAAAACATAAAATTACAGGTTCCACCTTTGCAATTTCTGCTAATAGCGGCACCTTTACAAAAGAAGAAACTATCACAGGTGGTACAAGTAATGCGACCGCCACATTTTACTCTCAAAATACTACAACAGTGACATTTCATAGTCATAACGACCAAAATGGAGTACAAAATAATAATTCAAGCTCAACATTTACAGCAGGAGAAACGGTTACTGGGAGTGGAAGTGGATCGACAGTAACAGTACATGGTACACCAGCAGTTACTTTCGGTGATATGGATAATCATTATATTTCTATTGCTGAAAATGTTATAAGTGTAACCGGCATATTTGATGTTAATGATTCCGGATCGACCACATCAAATATGTTTAGTTTTCAATATCAATTTCATTTGAATGAAATGCCATATATACAAAGTGGGGCTGGTATTGCCAATTTTGCTTCAACTATGTCACATATTCAATTGTTAAAAGATTTGTTTGTTGGAAAAAAATCAATAAGATTTAATAGACACATGGATCGATTATACATAGATTGGGATTGGTATGGTATATCAACTGATGTAGAACCAGATGATTGGGTTATAGCGGAGGCATATCGTTCTCTTACTGGAACTACATATGGTGATGTATTTAATGATATGTTTCTCAAACACTATACTACGGCTCTATTTAAACGCCAATGGGGAATGAATTTAATAAAGTTTGAGGGAGTACAATTACCAGGAGGTGTCACATTAAATGGGGCACGAATATTAGATGAAGCAAAAGAAGAGATTAATGCATTACACGAAGAAATGCGGTTAACTTACGAATTACCAATAGATTTTATGATCGGACCAGGATAATAATGGCAGTAAGTCAATATTTTAATCACGGGCTTGAAAATTCAAATGAGCAAACACTCATCGAAAATTTAGTCGAAGAAACTATTAAAATTTATGGTCATGATGTATATTATCTTCCTAGAACTCTAGTTAAGGAAGACAGCCTATATGGTGAAGACTATCTTTCAGATTTTTCTCAAGCATATGTTATCGAAATGTACATTAAAAACTCTGATGGGTTTGAAGGTGAAGGTAGGTTTTTAGGTAGATTTGGATTAGAAATCCGAGACCAACTTACTTTTACAGTATCCCAAAGAAAATTTTCTTTGTTTTCTGATCTTAATAATTTGACTTATGCTAGACCAGCGGAGGGTGATTTAGTCTTTTTCCCCCTTTCTAAACAAATATTTGAAATTCGTTTTGTAGATGCATTTTCAGTTTTTTATCAAATAGGAAATCTTCCTGTATATGATTTAACATGTGAACTCTTTGAGTATTCTGATGAAACACTTGATACAGGAATTTCAGATATAGATACTATTGAAGATACTTTATCATATGCATTAGAATTAACATTAGGAAGTGGTTCTGGTAATTATACGGTCGGGGAAACTGTATATCAAGGAAATACAGCGGCAACTGCAAGTACTACAGCAATAGTGTTGACTTGGAATTCTACAGATAATGTATTGAAAATTTCAGATATAAAAGGAACATTTTCAACGAGTGCAAATGTTGTTGGAGGATCTAGTACTGCTACCCGATCACTATCAACCGCGCCAGATACTCAAACATTTGTGAATGATGCTTCAGCCAATAATGTGGGAATTGAAAGTGCAGCCGATTCTGTAATCGATTTCTCAGAAAGTAATCCATTTAGTGAAGGAAATTTCTAATGAATGTTGAACTTGTTTGTTTGGAGGTCTCTTGTTAGGTTTAACGTTTTATCACCAAACTATAAGAAAATATGTTGTTGGTTTTGGGACTCTGTTTAATGATATTAATATTGAGCGTAAAAATTCCTCAGGAACGGTTATTGAACGAATAAAAATTCCTTTGGCGTATGGACCCAAACATAAATTTTTGACTAGGCTTTCAGAAGAAGGCACCATTCCTAGAAAAGTTGCTATACAACTTCCACGTATGGGCTTTGAAATGTCTTCTATTAATTATGACCCAACAAGGAAATTGAATACTGTGGGTGTAAATGTTAAGGCGAATACCGCTGGAACATTAACAACTGGTTCTACTGGTTATATGATGAAACAATATAATCCGGTACCATATGCATTTGATTTTACATTGTGGGTTATGGTTAAAAATGCTGAGGATGGAACACAAATATTAGAACAGATTTTACCATTTTTTACACCAGAATTTACAATGACAATTAATACCGTTTCATCAATGGGTATTAAAACTGATATTCCTGTTGTATTAACTGGTACTTCAGTAGAAGATAGTTATGAGGGAGATTATGCAACTAGAAGGTCTATAGTATGGACATTATCTTTTATATTAAAGGGGTATATATATCCAGATATCAAGCACGGAAGCAAGATTATTAAGAAGACCATTATAGATTTTAGATTGCCAGGAGGTACAGACGATTTAATTGATGATACATTTCACTTATTGTTAGAAGATTCAACGGATCGAACAAGAACATATTTTTTACTTGATAGTAGTGATGGAACTCATGATGTAGGACAGAAAGTTGTGTTTGAAGGAGCCCCTGAGACGGCGCTTGGTACAGATGCCGGAGTTAAGTCTAGAGTTACAATAGATGTTCCTAATACTATTGTAGCCACAGATGATTTTGGATTCAATGAAGATAGTGACATAACCCAAGAATTTTTTGAGCAACCTAGAATTCCAGATTTGGCTTCCGGGGGAGATTTAGATGATTAAACACCGGTAATTATAAAATGAAATTTTTTATAGACTTTCAAAAAAAATTAAATGAATCCCAAACTGAGGTTAAAATTGCATTAAGGTCACCTCTTAGGAAAGAGATACAACAAAAAAATGGAAAAATATATCAAATTGGTGGAGTTGTACGAGATTCATTAATAGGTAAAATATCCAAAGATTTAGATATTTTAATAACTGGTTTTGATATGAATGATTTGGAAGATATATTAAAAAAATATGGAAAGGTTGACGTAGTAGGCAAATCTTTTGGGGTGATTAAATTCATGCCTTTCCATTATAAAAAGGGGGATGAACCACTAGATATTTCAGTTCCTCGTGTAGATGTAAAAAGCACTGGGGAAGGGCATAGAGATTTTGAAGTAAAATTTGGTAAAGACATTTCTTTAAAGCAAGACCAATTGCGCAGAGATTTTTTTATGAATGCGTTGGCAAAAGATATTGAAACTGGACATATTCATGATATTGAAGGTAAGGGTAAATCGGATGTAAGTAAACAACTTGTTAGAATGATTAGCCCTAAAGCCTTTGAAGACGACCCACTTAGAATGTTAAGAGCCGTACAATTTGCTTCAAGATTTGGCTTTAAAATTGAAAGCGAAACTTTAAAAGAAATTAAAAAAAATGCTGATAAAATTAAAACAGTTTCTCCTGATAGATTAAATGAAGAGTTTAGAAAACTTTTTGAGAAATCTGAAAAGCCTAGTATTGGAATTAAATATTTGATACAAACTGGATTATTAAGTGAAATATTTCCAGAATTAAATAATAAAAGATTTGATTATAAAACCATTGATAACATAGATAAAAAATATTACCCATCTTTTTTCGCGATCTTTTTTATTTCAATGAAACCAGAGATGGTTGAACAAACAATAAAAGAAAAGATTCGTGGATCTAATGAATTATCTCAAATTGCAGCTGAGGTTGTTGATTTTTTGAAAAATTATGGTACGAGAGTGTCGAATGAAAAACTTATTCGTTTTAGTATGAAAATACATCGAGATACTATTGACCATATTGATAAGATTTATTCTGCAAAAGGGCAGAAAATAAATTTGAACAAAAGAATTGATGAACTCAAGAAAAAAGGGATACCAACTAATTTTGAAGAACTTTCTGTATCTGGTAAAGATTTAATGAGAAAATTGAAAGGACCAGAAATTGGGCAGGCGCTCACTTATATTATGGGATTTGCTATACGTAAAATGACAAATGATAGAAAGCTCTTATTAAAAGAATTAGAGAGAAAATTCAGCCTAAAGTTTTAAAATTCACTCACTATATATAACTATAAGATATTATACATTCTTATGTGTAATATTAGGATTACTCACACGCATATAGGAAAAACTATGGCAACCTATGATGATTTTGATTTTGGCTTTACTTCTGTTAGTGCTGATGAATACGCAGCAGAACAAAAAGTAACAGTAGACCATGATAAAGAGGTTGTAACTACTGCTACTGCAAGTATTGCGCCCGAAATTAAAAAAATAGAAGCTAAGTTAGATAAATTGGCTAGCCTTATTACAGACTCATATAAAGATGAAGAAGACTCTTCTGAGTTATGGAATTCACATTCAGAGGTTTTAGAAAGTATAGAATTAAAAGTTGACAAAATTATTAAACTAGAATCAGAAGAACTTACCGCAATGATACTTGATCAAGGAACAGATTTAAAGGCTGTTATTAAACAAGTAGAAGAAAGAAAAGCTGAACTAGATGACAAGTTTAAAGATAGCATGGAAGAAATAGAAAATCTTACTGTACCTCTCTTGAAAAATTTAGCGAAGGATGGAGATACTAGAGAATATATTCGATGGCCAAATAGAACAGTAGTTTTGGGAAAACAAATTGATAGAATTTTGGCAATTACACGAGGATAAATTGTGTCAGATTATGAAAAAAAATTAGATAAGGCTCTTAATATTTTAACTCCCCCTATATCACAGATTATAGAACCTCCCGTAAAGGTTTTACCCGATAGAGGACCTGATGAGGCGAACACCGATTATCAATATGCGAGAGAAAATTTATATAATTTGGTTGAAAGGGGCACTGAGGCACTTAATGAACTTGTTCAAGTGGCTAGGGAAAGTGAAAGTCCCCGAAGTTATGAAGTTGTAGGTCAACTTATTAAAACGTTATCGGATACAAATAAAGATTTGTTGAATATTCAAAAACAAATTAAGGAAATAAAACAAGAACACAGCACAACGCAAAATATTACTAATGCCGTTTTTGTGGGATCAACAGCTGAATTACAAAAATTAATCAAAAATACGGAGAAAGACGATAAATGAAAATAGGAAGAAAACTTTTAAAATGGTGGTTAATATTTTGCTTGACACTATTGGGTTTCGGAACATTATATTATTTCAACATGCATTCACAATTATATTATGCCGATGTTACTAAGCTCAGTTTTCTTATTATTATTATTTTTATGTTTACCTCGGTTTGGATTGGAAGAAAAACTTATGATTTAGAAACTACCTCTGTCATTGATGAGAAAATTGATGTTGGATGGTTTATAGCCGAATCTTGCTTAGCATTAGGAATGGTCGGAACAGTAACAGGATTTTTATATATGTTAGGAACCGCATTTGAAAATATAGATATTACTGATGCTACAACATTACAAGACGCCCTCGCCTCAATGGCAAAGGGAATGTCTACCGCACTATATACAACCTTGACAGGGTTAATTGCATCGTTAATTATTAAAGTACAGCTAGTGAATTATGAAGTCGGCGAATCGGTGGATTAGCCAATGTTTGATAAAAATAAATATAAGTCAACTGTCGGGTTTACCGATATGTTGTTCAATATCCTTGTCGGATTTGCCTTCCTTTTTATTGTAGCATTTCTTCTGATTAAACCAGAAGCGAAAAAAGAAGACTTTGAGCGAAAAGCTGAGTTTGTTGTTGTTATGGAATGGGATCATGATCAACCAGATGATATTGATCTTTATGTACAAGACCCAACAAACACTACAGTCCATTTTAGATTACCCATAGCTAATTTTATGTACTTGGATAAAGATGATTTGGGCTATGCAAATGATATTGTAAAAAATGTAGATGGTACAATAACGAAAGTAAATATCAATAGAGAAGTAGTTACTATTCGGGGTATCATTCCCGGCGAATATATTATTAATGCTCATTATTATTCAGCAAGAAAATGGACTGGGCAAACATTAGCTACAAACATATACGATACAAATATTGACAATTCTTTCGAACTGAGAAAAGGAAAATCAACAGGAAAGAAGTTGACTGTAAAAATAGAATTGTATAAAGTTGATCCTTATAAAATCTGGTGGATAGGAGAGAAAACGTTTACTCATAGAGCTCAAGAAGAAACTTTTCTGAGATTTATAATAGATCCAGACGGAAAACAGGTCGGAGATTTTACTTATGTAGAAAAAAAGTTTGTGACTCCGTATGGAAATACAATGGGAGGCCATCGCACTGGTGAACCAAGTGGATCATCTTCATTCGAATCGGGATCAGAAGAATCTCATTATCGACCAGATGAGAGGCGGTAGATATGATAGGATTGTTAATTTTTGGTTTAGTGTTTCTTTCTACAATTTGTCTTTGGATATTGATTGAAGAAAGAAAGAGTTGGAAATTTTTGATCTGGTTTATTCCTATCCTTTTGTTAATAGTAACATCAACTTATGTCACTTATACTTCAATATTGGGCTTCCCAAAATTTGGCACACCAGAAAAGGGAATGTATTTAAGACATTATATAGATGAACCAAACTGGATTTATCTATGGGTTTTAAGTAAAAAGAATGTACCGATGTCTTATCAACTAGTTTATACAAAGAAAAAACACGATGCATTAAACGGTGTTAAAGGAAAAGCAGAAAAAGGCAAGTTTATGGTTTTAGCTGAAGCTGCATTACAGGGAGGTGGAAATGAACTAGTCGGTGATGAAGGCGGAGAAAGGGGTGGCGGTTATACTATTGGTGGTGATGTAAGTTTTTATGAATGGGATTTTACAGAAAATATGCCACAAAAGAATCAAGGGGAAAGTAGATGAAAAAGCTATTATTACTTTTTGTAATGATGGCGACATGGATAGTTGTTGGATGTGGAACAAGTACAGGGGGTTGTTATGGACATTGGGTTAAGGGTCCTCCTGAAAGAGGAACTAGAGCCCTTAATAAAGATGCCCATTTACCATATTATCAATGTGTAGATGAGAATAACAAAGGTAACAATT